GGGTGAGTATAAGTAACAATAGCTGTCCAAGCAGAACCGTTGTAATACTTTAGTTCATTAGCTGTGGTATTGAAGTATAAATCACCAGCGTTAAGAGCATCACCATCATTATCTAGTGTAGGGTCAGATGCCTTAGCACCTAAGTATGTATCATCAAATGAGTCCGCTGAAGCTGCTGCTGCTGTAGCCGAAGCCGCTGCCGCTGTAGCACTTGAAGCTGCTGAAGTTGCTGAAGCACTGGCATTACTTGCTGATGTGCTAGCATTACTCGCTTGAGTAGTTGCTGTAGTAGCAGAGGTAGAAGCATTAGATGCTTGAGTAGTTGCTGTAGTTGCTGAACTAGCCGCATTAGTCTCTGAAGTAGCTGCGTTAGTAGCTGAAGTAGAAGCATTGGAGGCTTGTGTTGTAGCTGTAGTAGCTGAGGTACTAGCACTAGAAGCACTAGAACTAGCTGAAGTAGCACTTGAGGCTGCATCTGTAGCAGGAGCATCCCAAGACGTACCATTATAAAATCTGATGTCATTAGCAGTAGAATTGTAGTACATCGCTCCTTCTAATAGAGCATCTCCATCATTATCTAAAGTAGGGTCTGAAGTCTTAGTACCTAAGAATCTATCATCAAAAGTATCAAAGCTAGCTGCTACATTAGTTTCACTTGTACTAGCATTGGTAGCACTAGTAGCTGCGTTAGTCTCACTCGTTGCTGCATTAGTAGCACTAGTCGATGCGTTAGTAGCTTGTGTTGTAGCTGTAGTTGCTTGTGTTGTAGCCGTAGTCGCTGATGAACTGGCTGATGTAGCTGATGTACTTGCGTTAGTTTCAGCAGTCTCAGCGTTAGTTTCAGCAGTCTCAGCGTTAGTCTCTGCTGTTTCTGCAGCTGCTTGAGCCGCTTCAGCTGCTACTTTAGCTGCTTCTGTGTCTGCAATTAAGGCATCTAAATCATAACTGTCTGCTAGAACAGATGATGTTGCAATGCCGTGTCCTCTATCAATACTCATATCCTGTATCCTATGGTGTGCTTCTTAAACGTCTACGCATAGCTTGTACTGCTAGTGCTAATCTCTTCTTTCTACTTAACTTCATATCTCCACCTCCAAGTTAATTTAATAAAAGCCCCTCCGAAGAAGGGCTAGAGTTAAATCAACTTACTACGAAGTTAATTCTTGGATTGAACCAGGACGAACAACCTTAGAACCGTAGATAGTATCTGCAGTAAATAGGTCAGCAAGTTTCTCTTGCTTGTACTGAGTCTGTGTACGAACTGACTGTTGAGTCGCTAGTACGTGCGCATCCTTCTGGAATAAGAAAGCTTTCTCTGTAGCACCTGTGCCTACTTGTGTAGACATATATACAGGAACACCATAGATAGAACCAATCTTACCAGTCTTAATCGCATTACCATCACCGATGAACTGTTGCTCAGTGAATCTGTCAGTTGACATTAGAGCAGTCATACAAGATGGAGTAACAATTAATGAACGACCATCTACTGGAACATCACCATCATTCAATACTTCGATAGCTGCTAGGATAGAAGTATCCCAGTTAGTTACACCAGTAAGAACTGAGTTACCGCCTGTTAGAGCAGAAGCACCATCTAAGTCTGTGATGATTTTAGAATCAACATTCTTAGCTAGAGCGAAACCAGCATCGTCAGTGTAGAACTTACGCATAGAATTAAGAGCTTGTAACTCAGCGAAATCTTCAATATACATTGAATATTCATAGTGCTGGTCGATTGTTACAGTCTCAGTACCAGCGTTATCTGTGTTAGCAGTTACGTCAGTATTGATTACTTTAGCGTTAGCTGAGCTACGACCTGGAGTAGGAATGTGAATTGAATCACCTTTCTTACCTTGGTGGTTAATGTTACGTACTAAGTTAGCAGCAACTAGGTTAGATTTATATGTAGCAATTACCTCATCCGACCAAATCTCTGGGATGAATGCACCTACTGCACCTGGGTTAGTGGATGCGTTATACGCACCATTAGTCATATTAGCCATTTATTTTCTCCTTTGTTATATTAATAGCATATAGTTATGTAACCCTCCCATCTGCATAAGCAGCATAAATCTCATCTTGTAGAGATTCATATTTAGAAGGGTCTTCCATTTTCATACGGATTAGGTCTGCTCTTCTGAACGACTTACCTCCGCCTGTAGAACCCGAAGCTGACCTTGATTCTGTAGTAGCTGTCTTAAGTGCTTGTTCCCTCTGTTCAACTTGCTGTTGGTTTACCTCTTGTGTCTTAGAGACCATAGAACGGTCTTTCCAATTAGAGATTAACTCATTAGCTGCATCGAAGTTATAGGCATCTGCTGCTTGAAACATCTGCATACGAATCGGTGACTCCTTTACCCAGTTCTGGAACTTAGTGTCTTTTACTACGTCACCAAAGTCTGGGTGGGTTTGTTCTAACTGTGCCTTAGCAGCTTGTTGTACTTGCTGTGCTTGGAACTGTTGGAACTCTTTGAACTTAGGATGATTCTCTATCGCTTGATTTACCGCTTGATTTGGGTCATCGAAGAAATCTGTCTCCTCAGTTTCAGGATTAGTAGGTGCCTCCACCTGTGGATTATGCTGTCGGGCAACTTCAGCTTGTAAGAAACTATCTGATAACTTTCTTAACTCTCCAACTTCCTGAGCCTTACGACCCATTTCCTTTTCGAGGTTCTGATAACTATTAATAATCTCTTCTGTACTCTTACCAGCAAACTTATCAGGTACTTGGTAACTCTCCTCAGGAGGTGCCGTCTCCGTTGATACGTCTGTTGTTGGCTCTGTTGGTACTGGTGCTTCTTCTGTTGTTGCTGTAGGACTATCGTCCACTACTATATTACTCATATATAAAGTCTCCGCTCTTTCGAGTTATGGATTAAATAAATGGCAGGGCTAAATTATATCTAGTTCTTCTACCGCTAGTTTAGTTGCTTCTTCTAAGGCAATTACTTGTCTTAAAATTGACAACTGACCCTTAGCGAACCAAAGGTCTTTTTCAGATTCAATCGAATCCAATTTGTTGTAGATGGTTTTAAGTTCTTTTAGTTCTGTAACTAAAGCTCTCCATCCGTCTTGTTCTACTAGAGCTAATCTATCTTTGTAGAATTGCTCATTAGTTTGGTGGTGTTCTTCTTGCGTTTGCATAGTTTAGCATTGTCTCCGATTGAAGGTGCTCCATCTCAGGAATCTTACGCATAGTGTCTGCTTTCTTATTCTCAGATTCAGCAGTACTCTTATCGATAGCTGCTAATTCTTTCTGCATCTTAACTAGACGTTCCTGAATATCTAAATCATTAGGTTGTTCTTGTTGTGCTTTAGCTGCGTGTAACATAGCCTTAGCCTGTTCTTCTTGTGCTTCAGCTTGAGTCTTCATTACTTCTGCTTTAGCTTGCTCCATAGCTAACTGTTGCTGCATCTGTTGCATCTGTTGTGCTTGAGGGTTAGGCTTCATACCTTCCATTAGAGCATTAACAATCTGGTCTCTATTATGAATACTAGAGTTTTGGAATACTGCTAGCATCAAGATACTAAATGCTGGTGAGTCTTTAGGTACTGACTGTAACATAGATACCATCTGTTGCATCTCTAGTTCTTTAGCCATAATACCCATAGTAGAGTAAGGTACAAATTTATAGTCTGATACTGGGTATCTATCTACATCAAATTGAATCTTCCTCCACATAGTCTTATTAATCATAGGGATTAAGAAGGTATTCTGGAAGTTCATAAGAGTACGCTTCTGTCTCTTGATAGATGCAGATTGCATCATAGACATACCAGAACTAGTAGCTCTATCAGGAGCTGCTGTAGAATCAGAAGAGCCTGTACCCATCTGAATCATATTTTGTAGGAGAGCTACCTGTGCATCATTATTAGGATTAGGGGAACCTAGTGTTAGAGGCATAATAGCCTGTCTAGGGTCACCGTTCGTAAGGATAGTCTTACCAGGTCGAACCTCTAGCTTCAAACCTCTAGGTAACCTAGTGGCATCTGCTGCCATCATAGGTGTAGTAGTAAGAGCTAAGTTGTCGATTCTCGCACGCATCTCTGCATCTAATGCTTTCTGTGGATTATATCCTTTCTCACAGATACCACGTCCCCAGAACTTAGAAGGTACTAGGTCGTGTTGGTATGAGATGAAAGGTCTATCCTCCATCATAAATGGATTTTCTTCAGCACGTAGAACATATTGGTCATTAGCAATAGTTACTACAGCTTCTACTAATTCATCTGAATCATACTCGAAATCATCTTCTGACTTCTTCTTATTTAAGAATTTCTTAGGTACTTTACCCCAATATTCAGTGATTTTAATTTGGTCACTAGCATCTCTATTAGTATACTCAGGGTCAAAACCTACCTGTATTACGTCCGTATCTGCCTCAATATCAACCTTTCTATAGACACCCTTATCCATCCCTTCAGATAGAATATAACGTGGCTTATATACCTCGTGTGCTACACCTAAGGCTTCATCAATAGATTCAGCACTAGGGTCGATTAAGAACTCTTTAGGTGAGATAGCTTCAACTCTTACATCTACTTCTGTCTCTTCTCCTAACTGACGTACTGTAGTTAGTGTACCTTCTACTGGTACTTCAGCTGGTTTCTTAACTACCTTCTCTTCTGTGATAATCTTTCCAATACCAGTACCATAGACAGCACCATTAAGAAATACTTCACATAAGGCATCTTTGACACCAGCACCTTCTAAATCTTCTTGTAATAAGTTACGGATTACTTCCGCCTCTTGTTTATTCTTATCTAAGTAGTCATCTTTAATATCAAACCACTTACCTCTACCAAACGTAGCTTCTTCTATTTCAGCTACTGATGATTCTACTGCTTGTTGTAATGCAGGGGATATAAGCCTAGATTTCTCTGATGCTCTGCTCTGGTCTTCAACAGACCAAATACCTCTCCATAGACGGTAATATTCATCCCACTTAGATAGATAGTTATTATCTCTATGGTTACGCCATTGTTCTAATCTAGATGTTAACCATCCTGCTAGTGCTTGATAATCATTCTCATTATTGTAATTCATAAATCAATATCCTGATACATCATCATATGGTTCCCAATCCTCTTCTAATTCAATAGTGTGCATAAAGTCTGCCACACTCACCTGGTCTATATAAGCCAGAGCATCTATAATATCATCGTGAGTACCTTTAGTAGGAAACTCAACTAACTGTGTTTCTAGGTCTTTAATATAGCTAGGGTCAGGATTAAATGTAATCTTCCCGTGTTCTAATCTACCTTGTAAAGCCCAAGTAATTCTATCAGCCTTCTTCTTACCACCGTGAGTTACATCTGTAATAGGAACCCACCTACCATTAATCCTCATCTCATCTTCTAGATAAGGGAGGATAGCATTCTTTAACGCTCCTGCTTCAATGCCAACAGTCGTGACTTCATTTTCAATAGCCGACTGT